TGACACCCGTGGGGCCTTCCACGAACCCCTTCACAATCTTTGCCATGGTCAGACCCCAAATACTGTCCGAAGCATCACTCGGGGCCAGATGAAGTAGAGACGAACGAACGTATCAACATTGGTACGTGTGATGCTCTCAAGGGCTTCATTCCACCTGCAGGCGTCCATAACTGGCTGTGAATGTGTACGCTTCCATTGAGCAAGGTTTGTAACGGGTCCCATGTGCTTCTCCATTTGTGGGCCTCAGGCCCAGCCCTCGCGGCGCTGTTTGATTCGTTGATAGAGGCTAGTGGCACCTGTCCACACCACCACGATGGCAAAGCCCACAAGAGGGTCAACGCCGAGTGTTGCAGAGATCTGCTGACCTTGTTCTGTCCATGCCGCCATACCTGCGGAGAGGCCTGCAAGGATGCTCGTGACGCCCGCCGTAGCGATGGGGCTGTTCTTCAGGCTGGACTCTGGCTCTACAACCTGTGGCATTGGCTGCGTGTCATCGGACAGATACATAGCGGCCTCCCTGGCGCGGCGCGAGGTCAGCCCGTCGACCACCTGAAGCACGCCGTTGATGCGAGCCTTGTTCCACAGCCCGAAGGCGCGAGCCGCGGATTGTCGGTCCCCCTCGTTGTGCTTTTTCAGCACGGTGGATTTGGCGAATCCAGCAAGGCCGATGTTGTAGGCAAGGCTCACCATCGCGCCGAGTTCGTTGTCAGACGCATCGCGCTTGAGTACGCGCCGAACCCCGTCCGTGAACTCGGTCAGGTCTTCCACGAACCACGCATCGGCTTGTTCCTGCGTGCAGGTGTCGCCCATCTTCACGCCTCGGGTTCTTCCTCTGGCGAGGGTTGGAACCCCCGCAGGGCACCTGTATGCGCGTAAGCGCAGTCCTTCAGACCGCGCTATTTCCAGCACCGCGTCGTAGCAAATTGGCCAATCGAGGTTAGGGTCTGGGTCAGCATATTGCATATCGGTGTCCCGCATGGTTGGGCCAGTCCAGCTTCTTATCCGGCAGAATCATTTGCTCACCTCAATAACAGCTAGCTCAGTGCGGGTTTTCCACAGCGGGTGACAGTCATGAAGTGCCAAAACCTGTACACGCTTTGCGTCAACAGGCACAACCATTCTCCACGGGCCCCACTCCTGAGCGCCCATAGGCCTTGTATATGGCCTCTCCACATCGACAAACTCGAAGGGTATAGAGAGGGGCAGCCCTGTGTCACGCTCTACACGGCCAGACGCCTCAAGGAACTCACATTCTCTCCGTTTATGTAGCCACCCAGAGATTGTGACCGTGTCCCCGCTTATTTCCTTGTTGGCGATCACAAAAGGGTCGATGACTGGAAACCACTTGTCGATGAGTGGACCAAAGTAAACAAAGGATACGGCGCCGAGAACAAGTAGCGCTGCCGACTGTAGACTATCTATCCATCGCCGCATGATTACTTCCCCCTGACTCTTGAGTCTATTCCAAGGACCTTGTCTCTGAATTGAACAAGGAGCCCAATAGCTCTCGTACCCTCGTGCGCGGTAACGGCGATCACGATGGCAGCTTGCCAATCCTTGATCCCTGCCGCTTGACACGCAAAAAACGCGATCAACCCAGCGAAAGAGCAAACAACCAAATCAAGAAACATGCTGGTCCACGACCACCTTTCCCCGGCCCTAACTCTGTTTGCGTACTGCACGAAGCCGCCCCACACCGAGAGGACTATCGCGTAGAGAAATGGTAGGTTCTGAGCAAGCCAGTGCTCGAATTTGTCACTCATTTAGCCCCCACGGCTAAACTGACAACCTCAGCCTTCTTGTTCTGCCCCCGGCCAACAGCGGGCGTGTCGCCGTTCAGGTTTTGATTCAAGGTTGAGCCCCCGTTCGTGGGCTCCTGTGTGTCGGCGCCCTGGCCACCATTGTTGAGATGGAACATCGTGCCCGACAAGGGCTTGTACCCTGACGGCGGCAGCTTGCCGGTCAGCGTCAAGGATGCCTCTTCGTCCGTGATGAGGCCCAAGCTCAGCTTCTCCAGTGTCATCATCTGCTGGGTCTGTCGGAACGCCGCGAGGTCCGCCTCGGGGCGCAGGTCGATGTCCGCGTACCGGAACTCGACAACGACATCCAGCCCGAAGAGGCGTAGCGCCGTGGTGAACATCCGGCTGTAGAATAGGTCCAGCTTGTCCTTCACAGCGCTGGTGGCCGACTTCATGAACAGCATGGTCTCACTTGAGGCGATGTTGCTCGAGCCACTCTGGAAGCCCAGGATAGTGCCCATCGTCTTGGCTCCCGTGGAGAGGCGGGAGTTGCCGATCTGCTGCAACACCTCGTACTCGGAGGCCAGGCCGGCGTTGGAGGGTTTCTCTACCTCAAACTCAACGGTATCGAAGTGGACCAAGGCCTCGTCAGGCGCCAGGTTGTTGACCAGGTTCTGCAGCTCGTTCGTGACCTGGTTCATCGCCTCCTTGGCCTTCTCCGGGTCAAGCTGTGCTTCCTGGTCCAGGTTCTTGCGGAACATCTCCTCGTTGATCTTGGCCTTTTGGCGTGGATGGATGACCCGCTTGATGATACGGTGAATGTCCTGGGCGAACTCCTCCTTGAAGAGGACGGGCTTGATCGCGCTCTCGAAGGGGCTCGAGGGATAGGCTTCGGTCAGATCCTGGTCCAGGCCGAGCATCACGAACGTCGGGATGTCGAGGTCGATCTCCTCGTTACCCACTCGCTGAATGGGCTTGAGCCCCTTGCCATCGGGCTTGAACTGGATCGTGAACACGCTGACGGGTTGGATCGCGCTCGGCAGCCGGCTCTTGTCCAGGATGAGCTCGCCGGCCATGGCACCGTACATCATCAGCTCCTTGGCCAGGCTCTCGCTCAACGACTTGAGGGACTGGACGTTGCTGTAGCCCTCGGTGTAGTCGGGCATCACGTCCATGCGGGTGATGATCTGCTGCAGCAGGGTGGTCGCGGCCACGTCAATCGTGCCGTCGACGGCCGACTTGGCGATAGCCGTGTACTTGCTTGGGATACCTACCCGCAGGTACGCCCACAGCGCGGCACTGAGGTCCGGGCTCGTGTGGGCATAGTCGTGGATGATCTTCCGGGTGTCGCTGCCATTCCGGTAGTTGAGCAAATCCGCACTGGCGACGTTGCGGTCGTCGCGGCGGATCGGCTGCTTGGGGTCGGGCTTGGTGGTCTTGAAGAACCCGGGGTAGGACTTGGAGCCTTTCTGGACTTTCGGCGGGGCCTGGGGCGGCAACTGCGTCGCTGCCGCTACCTCGGGCCGTTCCGACTCAGCCGCCGAGTCGCTCAAGCGGCCGAAAAGCGAGCGGAGTTTCTGGAACACGGGCGCACCTTGGGCTGGAATCTGTCTCCCCGTAGGATAAGCCATAAATTCAGCTTATACAAGGATCAGTGCTACTTACCCACAGCAAGCTCAAGTTTGAGGTGCCCGCAGTCGTAAATCCGCCAGAGGCCGTTGGCCCTGCAGTTCTCTGCCTCGCTCAGCGCAGGGTCGAACGCCCTCAGCCGATCCGCCAGCTTGTGCTTCTGCATCGCGTGGCGGGTGAATCGCTCGCCCGCACTGTTGCACCAGAAATACCCCGGGGCCGTCCTGCCAATCAACCGAAAGCCAGCTGCCATATAGGCTCCGCCGTCTCCGAAACGAAGGTCGACATAACTGATAAGCGGCCCGGATAGGGCAGGGCGCAGCGCCTTGAGGAGTCGGCTGAAGCCGCCTGCAACAGACACGCCGGTACGGGAGCACATCCTGTACAGCTCTTTGGCCCCCCTGTCGTACCTGCCGCTGCCTACACTCACGCACTGCACTATTCCTTCACTGTCTAGGAGGGCGTAGTTCAGTCTCGCAGGCGAACCAGCGCCGGCAATGTGGTGCTGGTCATAGAACTGCTTGGCTTCTGCCCACTTAACGGACTCAACCCTGAGATTCCTCGCCATGACTCGGCTGCTCATGCCTAGCCTATGCTTGATCATGGAGACCAGTATCTCGCGCTTGACCGGATCAAGCCACTCGTCCTCGAAAACGGTCATGAGCTTGATCCCCTTAGCGGCTGCAGCTGTCTGCTTGGTCGCGTGGTACGTGCCAGACCTGTAGTGCTCTCCGTGCCAGTACAGCCCGCAGTACTCGACCGCAAGGTTGTGGTCGGGGAGATAGATGTCCAACTCCTGTGGGGCGATAATGTTCCGGTTGTTTCTCACTACCGTAGTCAGATGCCCTATCAGATCCGCGAGCGCCGTCTCACCTTTGGACGGGCCCCCATTTGCACACTTTGGGCACCCCTTTTTGTTGTAGAGGTGGGAAGCCGCAACCTGCCAAAACGGCCCGTGAGTCGGGCAGGTAACTTTCAGCTTGTGGCTTACACCTTGGTATGAGTCTCCGCAGTAGGTGTACTTCCCTACGTGCGCAAGGGTTGCACGGTGTGCGAACTCTTCCGCCGTCACACGCAGCGCCCCCGTACGCTTGGCGCTACACGCTTCCCGGGCGCACACAGGGCAGCCACTCCCTGCCAGATGGCTGTGGCAGAGGGGCTGGAACTCCCCATGCTCTGGGCACACAGCGCGAACCCTGCCCGCTGTATTCGTGTAGCCCTCCTCCTCATACGTGTATTTCCCGTTGTGCACCGCCATCGCCCGCTCAACAAACTTCGAGAAGGGAGTCGACTTACTCTGTCTGGCCTTCTCTGAACCACACGCCGGACAGCCAGAGCCCCCCAAGTGGGTCTGCGCACCTTGCTCAAACCTGCCATGGTCAGGGCATATGACAACTACTGTTCCCGCCGTCCCCGTATAGGTCGTCAAGTCATAGTCGTACCACACCCCGTGGACCTGCCTGGCGCGATCAAGGAACGCTTCAGCGGGCACCCTCACCGCCGCCCTCTGGCGCCGCCCCGCAGACTCCCTGCCGCAGGCGGGGCAGCCCTTCCCCCTGACGTGGTCCGCCGCCCGCTGCCAAAACTCCCCGTGGGCGGGGCAGATAACCCGGACCTTGTTGGCCATGCCCGTGTAGGTCGCCTCGTCGTAGATATACGCTTCCCCGTGCTCAGCGCGCGCCTTGGCCACGAACATGTCAGCGGTGACGCCACGTGTGGTGGTATAGCCCCTCATACGGGCCAAGCGGGCACACTCCGGGCACCCGTGCCCACCGGTGAGGCGCATGGGGGTCGATACGAACTCCCCGTGCTCACGACATCGTGCGGTAACCCGCTGCGTCGCCCCGTCAGCCACTCCCACGAAGCGTACGCGGTCTCCCCAAACCGCCTCCAGGCGTTGGCACCAGACCTCGTGAGGGACCTTGATCTTGCCGCTGCCCACACGCTTACTACACTTCGGGCAAGGGCTAGGGCGTCCCTGCCGCGTGAGGTGATTGTAGGTCACCTGGAAAAGCCCATGCTCAGGGCAGACCAGAGGGAACTTCTCCGATGACGTCTTGGGCATGGCTGTGGCATCCCAGGCCCACTCGGGGAACTTCTCGGCGAGGGTTTTGCACTTTGCTTCGGGCGAAACGGGGGCGGGCATGGTGGGGTCTCCTGCGTGTTCCCCGAAGCATACCTCCATTTATCCGCTACCACAACACGGACAGACAGTACGTCTAGTCATGTGTGGGTGACCAGCACCACGCAAGTCTTGGGCTG